GTCCGCGTCAGCGCTGAGGTGTTTAACCGTGCCCGTGCTGTCCTTGGGCGAATGGGCGAATCGCGACCTGTGATAGACTCTGAGGATCCGGTGCAGCGCCTCTGACGGTAGGCTGCGCGCCGGTAGGGGGTGGGGTGTCGTCTGGCTTGCCGACGTCCCACCCCCAACTACTGTTAGAGGTGCGGCAGGCGGGACAGTTCATAGCGGTCTATCCGCTCCGTCAGGTACACTCCCCGGGTGGACGCAGAGACTAGGCATCAGCTGAGGATGGAGATCGACCGCCGTCGCCGTGCCAAGCAGGGTCTTCCCGAAGCTCCGCCGCCCCGTACCGACGCCGGATGCCGAGAGATCCTGGGTGTGTTCTCCCCGCGGTGCGGACAGCCGTGTGGGGCCACCACCAAGGGAGCCTCTGGCCTCTGTGGTACCCATCTGATGCAGCGAGCGCAGACCAAACGCCATCAGCCGGTGGCCCATGACTGAACAGATGGCCCAGCTGCAGGCTGATCTCCGCGAGCTGAACACCAAGATCGTGCGCTGCTTCTGGCCGTCCTACAATCCCGATGCATCGAGGGTGTCGAATGAGCGAGTGGGCATGGTGGATCAAGCTTCAAGCGCGGTGGTACAGGCTGAGGTACGCCCCATAAGAATGTCGTGGGACCTTAACCGTTGGGAACGAGCTTGGTGGCACCTACGCTGCGGCCGTGTCCGGCTCGCATGGGTGGTGCTCCGCCATGGCTGACTATATCGGCATCGGCAAGGAGACTGTCACGGAGAACGAGGGCTACGCCCGGTGCCACGAGTGCGGCGAGATCAAAGCCGACCCGCACGATTTCTACGACGGTCTGATCTGTACCCTCTGTGTCGAGGCCAGACAGGACAAGGAGACTGACGATGGCTGAGGCCCGCGCCTGGTACCGCCGCAAGAATGAGACCCTCCAAGCATATGAGGCGTTCAGTGCGTACCTGACACAGGGGCCGGACCGCAGCCAGGAACGGGTTAGCCAGCAGCTAGGTAAAAGTAGGCAGCTGATCAGCCGGTGGAGTGCCCGACATGACTGGGTTGTCCGGGTGTCCGCCTACGAGGAGCAGTTCGCGCTCAAGGTGCTGGACGCGACCGAGGACGAGCGGATCGAGTTGATGCGCGAACATATGCAGTTCGCCAGTATGCTGCTCAAGAAGTCGCGTGCTCGGCTCGAGGCTCTGGCTGACGAGGTGAGTACAAACCCGGTGGAGCAGGTGGTCGGTGAGAAGACTGGTGCCTACCCGACTGTCGATCAGGCTCTCCGTGCTGGCGATCTCGCGGTGAAGGTTGGGCGGCTGGCTACCGGTCTGGACGGCAAGTACGTCCCCCAGGCGCATGGCACCACCGACGTCTCTAACCTGAGCGAGGAAGAGCTGGAAACCTTGGAACAGCTGCTCGACAAGGCGAAATCTTGAGTGGCGAATGCCCGACCAGGTAATCAACCGGCGGAACGATCTGCCCACCCTGTTCCGTGACGTCGGCGGCGGGGTGTACACCGAGATCAGCCACGTGGTGATGCGCGGCTGGAACACCGATACGCTCGACTCGCAGATGCTCAAGGTTGACCCGGTCACCGGCGGCCTAGTGGTCGCCGGTCTCACAGGGGGAGGCGGGGTTGTCGGCGGGCTGACCAACACCGAGCTTCGTGCGGTGCCTGTTCCGGTCAGTGGTCCGCTGACTGACGCGCAGATCAGGGCGGTAGCTCTTCCGGTGAGCGGCCCGTTGACCGATGCCCAGCTGAGAGCAGCCGCGGTGCCGGTCAGTATCGCAGCGGTTCCTCTCCCCGCGGGGGCGGCCACGGAGGCCACGCTGGCCGCGGTACGCGACCGGCTACCGGCGGCGCTCGACGTAGACGGCGGGGTTAAAGTCCACGTTGGCAACCTGGCTGCCACCCAGGCGATCTCGGCGGTGAGCTTGCCGCTTCCCGCCGGGGCAACCACCGAGGCCACTCTCTCAGGTTTATCGGCGAAGCTCCCCGCTGCTCTGGTCGGTGGCCGGTTGAGCGTAGACGTCGGCGCATCGGTGACAGTGCCCGTGTCCGGGACGTTCTGGCAGCTAACCCAGCCGGTCTCAGTGGCGACCTTGCCGCTCCCGGCTGGTGCTGCGACCGAGGCTACGCTGGCCGGGCTGTCCGCGAAGCTCCCCACTGCTCTTGTCGCAGGTAGTTTGCCGATCGACCTGGACAGTATCGCTGGGGTGCCGCTCGCAGCGGTGGCTCTCCCGGCCAACGCAGCCGGTCAGACCGCGGTACCGGTCACCTCTAACGCGATCCAGTATGCGACCTATAAGATCTCGGCTAGGGCACAGACCACCGGCGCGCTGGTAGCCAACACCGCGAAGCAGATCTTGAGCCTCGAGCATGCGGCCACCGCCACTAAGCGGGTTAGAGTTCGAAGGATCATGCTGGCTGGGTATGGGACAGACGCCGTGCTCGGCATGGTCGATGTTCAGCTGACGCGAGGGGTGGCGGCCAGCACCGCGGGGACAGCTATCGTCCCGGGGCCAGCGGTGGCCAGTGACCCGGCGGCAGAGGTGGTCGCCAAGGCGCTACCGACGATCGTAGCAGCGACCGTGGTCGGCAACCTGCCGTGGGGAGTTAAGGCGGCGGTTGCGAACGCGGCTCTTCCGACGTCGGTGGTGTACGACTGGCAGGAGTCGGGGGAGACCAAGGCGTTGCAGCTTCGACCGGGGGTGCTCGAGTCGCTGGTTATCAGCTTGATCAGTAACGCAGCGAACACGATCATCCACACGATCGAAGTCACGGTCACCGAGGACTAGGGAGACGGAACCATGGAGAGGTTCGAGGTGCGGCCGGTGCAGATGTTCGACGTGGTGGACACGTCAAGGCAAGAGGGGGATCAGATCGTTCTGAACACGCGGGACAAGGACGAAGCTGATCGGGTGTGCGAGGAGCATAACGCTCATTATGCGGACGGGGAGTAGGTCATGGATTACCAGCTGTTGAGCGACGACGAGAAGGACAAGATCTACCAGCAGACGGTGCACAACCTCGAGGCGGAGCACTTCTCGGCTGGGCTGGCGCTCCGCCGCGCGGAAGCGACTGGCAACGTTGTCGAGATCGATGCGTGGACGGCGCGGCTGGCGGATCTCGAGAAGCAGCACGCCGAGCTGGTCGGCGGTAAGCGGTAATGCTCCAGGTGGAGATCAGGTCGACCGCGACCTGTTGCCCGGAGTGCGGGGCAGGCAAGCTGATGCTCCTGCCGCGGAACAACGAGAGCCTTTCGGTCGATCTGGTGGAGCTGCTGGGGCCAGAACCCGGGCCGATGCGTCCGCTGGCGAGGAAAGCCCACCGGCGGCTCCGGAGCCATATCCTCGACGCTGCGGCCCAGGTCAAAGAGGAGACCGCTAAGCTGTGAGGCGGCGCTGGCGTAGGTGGCGGAACTGGCAGCGGTCGAGGCTGGTGCCGGTGTTCGTGTTCACACCGGGTACCACCATCGTGGCTGCGGGGCTGCGCAGTTCGAGAACCGGCGGGAGGGTCGAGCTTGTCGAGCGGACAGCCAGCCTGTTCTAACCCTCCCCTGCGGTGTTACGCGTGGGTCAGTCGAGCGCGGGAGCTTTGCCTGCCCGCTCGTGGCCGAGGCCGGGTCTTCTCTTCCCGGCGCTCGATGCTGGCCTTGCGCAACGCTAGGTGGTGCTCCCATCCTTGGGCTTCAATCCGGGCCAGAGCTTCGTCAGCCGTGTACTGGCGGAGCCTGCCCGGGTTGTCGAGGCCGAGGTGCGCGCAGATCAGGTCTGTCATGTACCGGGCGTCGAACCCTTGCTTGAATCCACCGTCGTCGTTGGTGTACTCGGGCGGGATCTCGTCTATCGGGATGCGTCTTGCCATGTTTGTCACCTCCTTTGCCATCCTGGTTCCTAACAGGAATGAAAGCACATGGGGCATTCCCCGTGTAGTCCGGCAGAAGGTTAGCTAGTCTTGACACTAGCCACTAGCCGCCGCGTCACCACCACCACCGAATCGATCCAAGCTGAGAGATTCCGCCGCTCGATGTACACCTACCTGGCCGGATACGACCGTCCAGACGGGAGGCACGTCGAAGGCTGCTGGAAATGGGTAGACCCGTCGCCGTTCGTCGGAGGGTGGCACCTTCAAGCGATCAGCGAGCACCTCGAGGCTGTGATCGACCACGTGACCGGCAAGCCCGGCGGCATCCCCAGGCTGCTGATTAACGTCCCCCCGCGGACAGGGAAGAGCACCACTACCTCGGTCGCCTGGCCCACCCACACCTGGATCAACCACCCGGAGATCAGGTTCCTGTTCACCAGTTACGCTGAGAGGCTGGCGGTGCGTGACGCCCGCAAGTCGCGCCAGCTGCTGAACACCATGTGGTACCAAGCCAGGTTCGGGGATAGCTTCACACTGCTGGGAGACCAGAACGAGAAGAGCCGTTATGAGAACGACAAGGGTGGCTACCGGCTGTCCACCTCGTTCGGCGGCTCGAGCACCGGCGAGGGCGGAGATATCGTGGTGGCTGACGACCCACACAAAGCCGACGACGCGATCAACAGCGACCAGCTCCGTGAGGATGTGGTCGAAGAGTGGCAGCAGACCTACTCCTCGAGGCTTAACGACCCTGACCGCGGCGCGTTCGTGGTGATCATGCAGCGGCTCCACGAGGCCGACCTGTCCGGGCATCTGGTCGCCGAAAGCGGATATGTCCACCTTTGCCTGCCGATGACCTACTCACCGCGGCACCCGTTCATCTGCCCGGAACATGTGGAGATCCCCTGGGCGATCACCGACGACGAGAGCGGCGAGGAGCTGACCGGCGTACGGGTGCTGACCGGTGATCCGAGAACCGAAGAGGGGGAGCTGCTCCAGCCTGACCGGTTCAGCGCTCGAGCTGTGGCCGCACTGACTAAGGATATGACGCCGCTTGTGGCCGCCGGACAGCTCGACCAGCTGCCCGCGCCGGAGAAGGGCGATATCTTCCAGCGGGAGCACCTCGAACAGTTCTGGGTTCCGGGCAAACCGGAGGCTTGCACAAGCTGCGAGACGCTGGGCTGGTTCATCTGCCCGACCTGCAAGGGCGACGGCCGGGTCAAACATGGTGACGAGAGCCGCGCATGCTCCTGCCTCGAGGGGAAGCGGGTATGTCCCCGGTGCCGCGGTGCTGGCGACGTGAATTACTATCCGAAGGTGTCCGAGACTGCGCTGTCTTGGGACATGGCGTTCAAGGACACTAAGACGTCGAGCTTCGTGGTCGGGGCGGTGTGGGGGAGGCAGGGCGCGAAGAAATACCTGCTCGACCTGGTGCGCGACAAGATGGATTTCCCGACCACTGTCCGGGCGTTCAAGGCGCAGGTGGCCCGCTGGCCGGAAGCAACGACCAAGCTGGTAGAGGACAAGGCGAACGGCCCGGCGGTGATTGCCACGCTCAAAGCCGAGATCGGCGGGATCATCCCACAGGGTGTGGAGGGGAGCAAGGTAGCTCGCGCTCGGGCGGTCAGCCCGCAATTCGAAGCTCACGATATCTACATTCCGCATCCGTCTATCGCGCCGTGGATCGGCACCTGGATCGACGAGCATCTCAAGTTTCCGAATGGTACACACGACGATCAAGTGGACACGACCTCTCAGATCTTGCTGCGCTGGGGCACCAAGGCTACCGGGGTCGGCCTCAGTGAACTCAAGGTCTGGGAATAGGAGGGCGTTATGCCGTTGGTAGACCTCATCGATGATGAGATGGAGACCGCCGATATCGAGCGGGCGAAGATGTTCAAGGCGGCCTGGGAGATCTACGACGGGAAGCACCCTGATTCGCTGCCGACCACCAGGGGGGTAAGCGGTAAGCCCGACGTCAACGACAACGTGAAGTACAACCTGTCGCGGCTGACGGTCGACAAGGGCGTGTCGTTCCTGATGGGTGGCCTCGACCAGGAGATCAAGTTTCAACTGGAAGAGCAGCCGGGCGACGGAGACCCTGGTACTCAGGATCCCGGGTCAGCGGACCAGATCCCGTCGCGCCAGCCGAACACCGCAAGCCCAGACGAGGAATGGCTCGAATCGACCTGGGGGGCCAACCAGAAGAAGACGGTCCTGTCAGATATTGCCACCAACGGCGGTGTCTGTGGGCATTACTTCGTCAGGCTCTATGAAGACGGCGCTGTGATGAACCCCGAACTGCCGCGGATGGTCAACCTCGACCCTGCGTATGTCACCCCGATCTGGAAGGAAGACGACTACCAGATCGTTCTCGGCTACAAGATTCAGTTCCCGACCCGTGGCAAGCGGGTGCGCCGGACTCTGATCGAGCCGGACGTCCAGGATATCGAGAACTTCGACCCTCGGCAGGTGGAGCGCTGGATGATCACCGACCAGGTTGCTGACGGGACGGCGCTCACCGCGAACGCCTGGTCTACCCAAAGCGAGGAGATCTGGGATCACCCGTTCTCTCCGGTCATCGACGGCAAGAACCTGCCCAGCCCGAACATGTACTGGGGCTACGGTGACCTCGAGGGTGGGCTGATCGAGATGAACCTGTCGATCAACCGTGCGCTCTCCTCGATGCAGAGGATCTTGCGGCTCCATGGTCATCCGAAGCCATGGGTCGCCGGTGTCACGCCGGATCAGATTCAGCTTCTGATCCAGGGTGTCGACCGGATCATCACGCTTCCCGTCGACGCAGAGTTGAAGCAGCTGGAGATGAGCGGCGACCTCTCCCCGATGGTCGAGTTCTACCGCCAGCTTAAGTCGGCGTTCCATGAGCAGGCGCACAACCCGCAGGTCGAGCCGGAGAAGCTCGGCTCAGCAGGGAGTTTGTCGGGGTTGGCGCTCAAGATCCTGTACCAGCCGCTGCTCGAGCAGACCGGCACCAAGCGCGGAACCTACGGCGATTTCTTGCTGGAGCTTAACCGGCGGCTTCTGGTGCTGGGTGGTATCCAGCCGTCGCCGGTCAGCATCGCCTGGCCCGACCCGCTGCCGATGGATATCAAGGAGACCACTGATGCGTTGGTGGCTCAGCGGGAGCTGGGGCTGTCTCAGGAGACCGCGCTCGAGCGGCTGGGTGAGGATCCTGGGGTGGAAGAGGAGCGCCGTAACCGTGATTCGGTTTCGCTCGGTGCGGGCCTCGGCGGGATCCTCGGCTCGCCCGCGTTCAACGGTGGCACAGGCGCTTAAGGTCAACCACGGGAGAGGTGGCTAAAGATGAAACCAGTACAGACGCCGGATTGTAACGCGCTTTATCACTTGGCGGGTGGCACCGCTGAGAACGACCTGCCGATCGAGCGTGGTTACGGGCCGGATGGTGGGCCATATACGATCAGCGAGTGGGAGCTTACCCCGCCGGAGCGAGAAGCGCTCGCGTGCGGGGGCAGGATTCAGCTGTTGATGCGCACCCATGCGGTGCCGCCGGTGGCGCTGCTCGCTGTAGCCCGCAGCAGCTCCGGTGACGTGTACGTAGTCGAAGAGGGGGAGAAGACCGGCGGCACCGCGGTGATTCTCCCCGCCCAGGCGGAGCGGCTACGGGCGTGGCTCGGGGACAGTATTTCTATCCTCGAGGGGCAGCTCGCTGCAGACCCGAACAACGAGCGGATCAAGGACACCGTAGTCGAGATGCAGGACATTCTCGGCGACCTGCGCCCGCTCGAGGATCGCTAAATGGGGGTCGACACCACGCAGATCGGGGTTAACACCGCTGAGATCATGGAACATCTCGGAGAGACCTACGCGGACGACGACACCGCGGTCGTCACAGAGGTGATCACCATCGTGATGGTTAGCACCGACCTTCGGCCGACCTCGCCAGAATGGGACGAGATCGAGGAGGGTGAGGCGGTCGAAGACGAAGGTGGCACCTACAGCCACGTCCATTTCCGAGCCTCTACCCCGATGTGGGTGCATCAGCTTGGACTCGTGGAGGCCGCCCGGTGGGCGATCAAAGAAAACCGACTGTAACCCCTCGCCTGGTGGGCGGTCTCGTCAAGTCGAGCGTCGGCACGGTGCACACCAGGCTTGTCGACCGGGAGCTTGGCATCCAGTATTACGACCCGCGGTTGCCGTATCTCGAGCGGTGCCGTATCCGTGGGGTAGAGCGGGTCGGGGTGTACGTTGGCGCGATCTAAAGCCCCTGCGGTCCTGGCTACTGCGCGCCGGTTCAGGCGAGATCTGCTGCGCGCGGACCAGCAGGCGGCGGCTGAGCTGATTGACGCGTACCGGCCGACACACGCTGCGATCCAGAAGCAGCTGGAGTCGATCCAGGCGCGTATCGAGGATGCGGTCAACGCTGGCGAGCCGCTGGGCCGGTCGTGGCTCGGTCAAGAGAAGCGAGCACAGGTGCTCAGGCGGCAGATCGAGCAGGAGATGGCGAAGTTCGCCCCTCAGGCAGCTGACATTGTGGAGCGCAACCAGAGAGACAGGGTTGCTCGGGGACGGGCTGACAGCCGCGAACTGACCAGGCAGATGGAGGGGCGCAGAGGCCCGCGGGTTGATACGACCTGGAACGCGTTGCCGGACTCTGCGGTGGTCGATCTGGTGGGGTTTGCCCAAGACGGGTCGCCGCTCAAGGCGCTGTTCGATGCGCTAGGGCCTCAAGTCTCTCAGGCTATCCAGTCTGAGCTTGCCACAGGGCTGGCGTTGGGCCGGAACCCGGTGGTTGTCGCTCGGGCTGTCGCTGCCAAGTCAGGGATGGGCCTCGCTCGAGCTTTGACGATCAGCCGGACGGAGAGCTTGCGGGCGTACCGGGAGACCACCCGGAGGAGCTACGACGCCAGCGAGGCCGTCACCGGCTGGGTCTGGCTGTCGGCTAGGCAGACTTCGACGTGTGCTGCCTGTTGGGCGATGGACGGGACGAAGCACCCGAATAGCGAGTCTATGGCCGCTCACCCCAACTGCCGGTGTGCTATGCTCCCTGACACGGGTAGCCAGCCTGACTTCGGGAACGGACCGGCGCTGTTCGGCAAGTTGAGCGAGGCGGAGCAGAGAACTATCCTCGGCCCGTCCAAGCATGACGCGTTCAAGTCTGGGCAGATCAAGCTGGAGGACCTCGTCGTGGAGCGCCGGTCTGCAGATTGGGGTAATTCAGTGCAGGTGGCCAGCTTGGAGAAGGCAAAAGCAGCGGGCAGTAGCTCACCGGCGGCCGAAAAGATCTGGCCGGTGGAAGAGAGCAGAGACCTCGCAGAGATCCGCCGGTTCGCGGATAACTACAAACGCAGCGACCTCACCAAGGACGAGGAGGAAGCTCTGCTGCGTTACATGGGCAAGGACTACCAGGCGATCCAGGGTTGGCTGCGCGCGAAGGATCCAACCCCTGCTGTGGTGGAGAACCTGGCGTCGGCCATCGACTCGGCTCTCAAGAAGAACGTGCTGGGGCAGGAGCGTCCGCTGTACCGCGGTGTGGGACACGGAGCCTTCGGCAACACAAAGATAACCAAGGCGGGCGAGGTGGACAAGCTCGTAGGCAAGACCTTCAAGGACTCTGCTTTCCAGAGCACCAGCCTCGACCCTGCCATCTCTTCTACTTTCGCCGACACAGTTACGGTGTTCGACGCTTCGGGGGCTGGCCATTACACTAAGCACGTGCTAGAGATTAAGGGGCGAGCCGACACGCGGGGGCTGTTCATGCCGTCTGTCGAAGATGCCGCCGACACGTTCGTGCAAGCGGAGTTCCTGCTGCCGAGGAACACAGAGCTGCGCATCATCGGTATCAGGCGGAGGAAAGCTTCATTCTCTGGCGCGCTCCGATACGAGGAGGTGACCATTGAAGCGGAAATCGTCTAAGCCTTTGCCTCGGCCGCCGGTCAAGGCATCTCCCAGGTTTACCACAGGCACCAACGACCTAAAGCCTGTAAGCAAGAAGAAGTAGCCCATGACACCGGGTGGGTTAAACGGGACAACTCATGGCGGGCGTCCGGTGCGTCTGCTATCCTAGGAGGCACAAGATGCTGCATCGTATTCGTTCTCGCTCCGGTCTTTCAGGTCTCGACGCTCTCCTCGAGGGCGACGTCCTGTTTTTCCGAAGCGGTGACGGTGGCGACGGCGACGGAGCTGGTGGCTCCGGCGGCGGAGGCGGCGGTTCGTCCGACGAGGACGACGAAGACGGCGACGACGGCGACACCGGTAGTGCCGGTGGCGACGGCGACGACGGCTCCGACGACGACGACGAGGAAGCGGAGCGCGATGCCCGCGTTCGCAAAGCGAACAAGCAGGCAAAGAAGCTCCGACTACAGTTGAAGGAGGCCAACGCAGAGTTGGCCAAGCTCAAGGGTGGTAGTGGTGCCTCGGACTCGGAGAAGGAGCAGGCCGAACAGGCGATGGCGGAAGCTCGCCAGCGTGCAGAACGTGCAGAGCAGAAGCTGATCCGTATCGAACGCGAGAACGTAATCACGAAGGTGGCTACTGATCTCAAGTTCGCCGATCCCGACACCATCGTTGCGATGGCCGAGACCGGACGGATCGACGACCTCGACCCGGAAGACCCCGACAGTTGGGATCGTTCGGACGTCAAGGATGCTCTCAAGGCGCTGGCGAAGAAGAAGCCCCACCTGCTCGGGACTGATTCGTCCAACAATGGCGACGACCGTGGCCGACGTGGGGGAACAAATCCCCCCGGACGCAGAGACAGGTCTGACGAGGAGATCGACAAGCTCCCCGTAGGCCAGCGGGCAACCGCACGTCTCACCCGGGCGTTCGCCTCCAAGAAGTAGGAGGCAATAAAATGCTCGAGGAGTTTCACCTCGGCCTCGGGGTGCACTTCCATCACGAGGAGTTCGCCGCTCCCCCGGCGGCGGAGTTCCATGCCGTCACGCTGGCCCAGGCGGCTCTCCTCTCACAGAACGACCTGCAGCGCGGCGTCCTTGAGACGTTCGTGCAGACCAGCGTCGTTCTCGATCGGATCCCCCTCATGCCCATCGAGGGCAACGCGTTCGCGTACGACGAGGAGGCGACGCTCCCCGGCGTCGAGTTCCGGGCGGTCAACGCAGGCTACACCGAGAGCACGGGCACGGTCAACCAGAAGACCGAGAGCCTCGTGATCCTCGGTGGCGACGCCGACGTCGATCGGTTCATCGTCCAGACCCGCGGGAACCTGAACGACCAGCGGGCGATCCAGACGCAGATGAAGGTCAAGTCCGCGACGTACAAGTACCAGGACGCCTTCATCAACGGCGACACGGCCGTCGACGCGAACAGCTTCGACGGTCTCAAGAAGCGGCTGACCGGCGCACAGGTCGTCGACCCGGGCGGGAACGGCATCAACGTGGTGGGCGCGTCCGACGCGGAGCGCCAGACGTTCTTCGACTGGCTCGACGCGGCGATCGCGCAGGTGTACGGGCCGGACTCGGAGAAGGTGATCTACGCCAACAGCCTCATCGTCGGCAAGATCGCATCGGCGGCTAGGCGTCTGCTGATGGCCACCACGAACCGGGACGACTTCGGCCGCGTGTTCAACACGTATCGCGGGATCGAGATCCGCGATATCGGCACCAAGTCGGACGGTTCGACGCTGATCATCCCGCAGACGGAGACGCAGGGTGCGTCCGCTGTGACGTCCTCGGTCTACGTCGTGCGGTTCGGCCAGACCGAGAGCGACCAGGCGGTGACCGGCCTCACCAACGGCGGGGTGGACGTCCGCGACCTCGGGGAACTCGAGACGAAGCCGGTCTACCGGACGCGCATCGAGTTCTACTGCGGTCTCGCGGTCTTCGGCGGTCATGCCGCGGCGAGGCTCAAGGGCGTTCTGAACGCCTAGACCACTCCAACACGGGAGAAGTGGACACCATGACGCAGACCAAGACCAAAACGGCAGATGCAGCTCTCGAGGTTTCGCACCTCGAGGGCTGCCCTGCTGAGCGGGTCGAGACCTATGAGGTGGAGGGTCCGAAGGGGTTTGTCATCGTCACCCGCTGTATCGACTGCGGGGCGCACCGGGCGAGCAAGCCGACCGAGGAGCCGACGCTCAGGGGGAAGGAGTAACATGAGCGACGAGAAGGACGCACGCGCGGCGGAGGGGGTCGGGGTAGCCACCGCGGCCGAGAACGCCAAGCTCGAGCACAGCGAGGGCGGCTCCACCACCCGGGACGACACCAACGACGTCGGCGTCCCGATGCTCCCCGGTTCGCCGGACGAGCCGGTCGGGCCGGAGGACGCGCTCGGGGAAGGGCCGACCCGCGGCGACTACCGCGACCGGATCGGCCCGTTGGGCTACAACCCGACGCAGACCAAGGTCAACCCGGACTTCGACCCCTCGAAGCCCGCCGATCCGAAGAAGAACCCGCCGACGCTGCTGGTCAACCAGCGGGCGAACGCGGAGGAGATCGGCGACGTCGCAGGGAAGAAGGGCGGCGTCGAGACGTCCGCAGGGGAGAAGACCTCCTAGCCCGTGCTAGGTGGGATGAGCGCGAGGCCGGTGTTAGATACCGGCCTCGCGTTCTAACCTCCGATGGAAGCCTCTCTCACCAAACTGGTCCGTAAGCTCGAGCGCTATCTCGGGCATCCGGCTACCGACGTGGGCAACCCGGACACGGTACCGGCCAATGGCGTGTTCACCCGCAACGACCTCGAGACTGCGATGGCTGACCACGTCTATCGTGCCGACCGGTACGGGCTGGACTACACCCTGGCCACCAGCGGGTCGGGAGCGATCGCCGTTCACTCTCCCGCGACCGACTGGGAGGACGGGGTGGTACTGCGCCGGTCGGACGGTACCGCGGTCGTCCCGGACCTCGCGCGGCCTCTCGAGGGTCGCTGGGAGTTCAATGCCGCCACCCAGTATCCGCTCTATGCCTACGGTCGAAGCTATGACCTGCACGCGTCCGCTGCTGATCTGCTGGAGCAATGGGCTGCGAAGGTCAAGCTCGAGCACGACCTCAGCATCGGAGATTTGAAGCTTACCCGGGCGCAGAAGTACGACCACCTGGTGGCGATGGCCGGACAGCACCGGAGAAAGATCCGCATGATGGGAGTGCAGATCGTCAGCGACGACGTGCTCAACAACTCCTACGACTACCGGCGAGCCACCCGGCCGCCGCCCATGTAGATGAGCAGCGTCCTTTCCGCCGCCGACATTCTTGACCTGCGGGCAGCTGTAAGCGAGCTGTTCCCGGACAGGGCAGCCATCCACCGGCGCACCGAGGCCAGCTCCGAGTACGGCGGTGACAGCTCGCCCTACGCGGTGGTCGCCGGTCTCGGGAATGTTCCGGTGCTGTTCGGTTTGCGCTCTCAGAGGCAGCTCTCAGAGCTGGCGCTCGGAGCTGCGCAGGTCAACGCTTCCAACGTGGACCAGTTTTTCACCTTCCCTGGTGGAACTGACATTAGAGGCAGTGATCGCATCGTCACGGCCGCGCCTGACGCGAAAACCTACGAGGTTGTAAGCGTGGGCGGCGGCGGCTCGTGGGAGGTCACCTTGCCGGTGGCCGCGCGGAGGGTGTCCTGATGGCGCTCCGTCAGCCGAGGCTCTCTGTCAAGCTCGACCGCACGAAGGAGATCGAAGCTAAGACGATGTTGGCCCTCGCTCGTGCGGTCCTCGAGACTGCTCACAACATCGAAGCTCGTGCCAAGGGCCGAGCGCCGGTTCGCACCGGGTTCCTGCGGAACTCGATCCAGACGCACCGGACGGGCCTGCTCGAGGCCGAGATCCAGGTCGGGGCAGAGTACGGCATGCTCGTCGAGCATGGCACCAGGCACACGCCAGCCAGGCCGTTCCTTCGTCCGTCGGTTACAGCCGAGAGGCCGTTGTTCCTCGAGCGGATCCAGCGCGCCGGAGCCAGTGTAAAGTGAACGAGCCTGTTCACTTCGATGCGTGGCTGGTGGCGAAGCTCAGGGCAGATACCGGGGTAGGCGGCCTGTTCCAGCCGGGGGGGAACCCTGGCGAGCTTGCCCGGGTCGCTGGCGTGTGGAGCGAGATTATCCCCACCGATGCGGCGCTCCCGGCCATCAGATTTACCGACCTTGCCCCGACCGACACCAGCACTTTCAACGGCAACCGCATCTTGGTGCGGAGCCAATATCTGGTGGTAGTTACCGGACAGGTTAAGGATTACAAGGGTCTCGTCCCGGCGGCTGATCGCCTCGACGAGGTACTACACAAGGCGGCCGGGCAGTTGGCCTCGCCGGTTTGGGTGCTCAGCTGCACGCGTCTGTCGCCGTTCAAACAGACAGACGTGGACGGTGACGTTCAGTTCCGCCATCTCGGCGGGATTTATCAAGTACAAGGCCACAAGGAGTAAAGGAGACCGACGATGCCGGAACGCGCATCAATCACCCAGGCGGTACAGGTCGGTGTCGAGGCCGTTCCTGGCACCAACGTTGCCGCAAACAAGCTGCTGAACTCGATGAGTCTCGGCCCGGCCGTCGCTGTCGATATGCAGCGCTTCCGCCCGCAGGGTCAGAAGTTCGCCTCGATCATCACGCCGGGCAAGGAGTGGGTCACGGCCGACGTCTCTGGAGTAGGTTCTTACTCCGAGGTGATCTACGCGCTGGCGTGCCTGTTGAAGTATCAGGCTCCGGTGCAGCAGGCCGCGACCACTGCGTACAAGTGGACGGTCGATCCGGCCGCACGGTCGGAGGACACGATCAAGACGCTGACGGTCGAGCAGGGCGGCGCAGTACGGGCGCAAAAGTTCAACTACGGACTCTTCAACGAGTTCGGCATGGACTTCACCCGTGACGGCGTGAGCATCTCCGGCGCGATGTTCGGCCAGCGTTTGCAGGACGGGATCGTCCTGACCGCAGCACCGGCGGCTGTCGAGGAGAAGCCGATCCTCCCCAACGAGATCGACATTTTCCTCGACACGACGGGGGCGGGCCTCGGTACCACCAAGCTCACCAGGGTTCTCGAGGCCGGGTTCAGCGTCGGCAGCAGGTTCAACCCGCTCTGGACGCTGAACAGCGTCAACTCGAGCTTCGCCGCGCACGTCGAGGCGGAGCCGTCCGCGCAGTTCCGGATCAAGATGGAGGCGGACGCGGAGGGGATGGCGCAGCTTACCACGATGCGCCAGGGCGCGACGAGGTTCATGCAGATCAGGTGCACCTCGCCCGATCTGGCGGGTGCGGCGATCCCGTACTCGCTGACGATCAACCTGGCCGGGAAGGTCTCCGGGGTGGGCAACTTCGAGGACGCCGACGGCGTCTACGCGATCGAGTGGACGTTCGACGTCGTGTATGACGCGACCTGGGCGCACGCGCTGCTCATCGACGTGATCAACAAGCAGACGGCGCTCTAACCCGGCGCAGGAAGGAGAAAAAACAATATGAGATGCCCAAACTGTGGCAACGACACCTTCCGTGACGTCTTCGACGACGCGGCGGAGGGTGGGATCGTCGCCTGCACGAAGTGCGACCTCGCTGTCGATCCGGACGGGGAGAACGTGCAGATGGGCGGCGTCGCCCCGGTGCCGACCGACGTCGTGCCGGTTCTCCGGCCGGACACCGGCGAGGACGGGCGTGGTCTCGTTACCGAGCTGCCCACGCCGAGTGCCAGCCGGGAGGAGTGGGATGCCGCAGCGGAGACGCTGGGGTTCGACCCGGCCGAGTTCAGCAACAAGGATCTGCTGATCGAGGCGCTGACCGCGCACGTCGAGAGCGTGCCGGACACGTCGCTGAACGCCCCGGAGCCGGACGGCGCTCAGCAGGCTTCCACCAGGGTGGAAGACCAGTAGCATGCACGGGGGCGGGGCTTAACAGCCCCCCCCCATTCAAACACGGGAAACAAGGAGACACGGGAATATGGGTTTCAAGCTTAGTCAGATCGGAGCAGAGCGCAAGAGCCTTTTCGTGCCGGTCGGCGAAGAGGACAGCGACTCCGGCGTGAACATCGTCTACCGGCCGAAGGCGTACACGGTGGCGCTCGAGGACAAGCTCGAGGAGGTCGCCAGCCGCACGTTCCAGTCGGTCTCGGTGATCCTGATGCTCGCAGGGTTTCACCCGGGCGACCCGGGCTGGCAGGATACGGACGAGCCGGTCGAAGGGCTGCTGGTCTCGTGGGATCTCACCAACGACGACGAGACGCCGATCCCGATCGCGGTCGAGTCGCTCAAGCCGATCCCGCTCGAGTTCCTCACGTCGGTCCTCGATGCGATCCAGAGCGACGCGAAGCCGAACCGGGAGACGGGAAAAGTCTCCGCCGGTGGCTCGCTCACGGCGGCCAGCTAGGTGAGGCACCTGACTGGTTCTGGCTCCTACGGGCGGCGCAGTATTACCGCGTCCCCCCGTGGGAGCTTCTCGCCCAGGAGGGCACACCGGCATGGATCAGGATGGCTGTCCAGATGATGGACGCCGAAGCACATGCGGAGAAGGTAGCGAAGCAGCAGGCTACGAGGAGACCCCTGTAAACCCATGGCTATGACGTTCCAAGAGCTTGTCGCTAAGGTTGGCCTTGATGCCCGCGAGTACAAGGCGGGGATGAAGGATATCCGTGACGATGGAGCGTCCACCCAGCAGGGGATGAACAAGGTGGCCCTCGGCATCGGCGGCGCTCTCGTCGTCGGTGCCGGGTTCGCCATCAAGGCCGCGTCCGATCTCGGCGAACAGGTCAACAAGAACAACGTAGTTTTCGGCAAGAACGCCAAAGAGGTCGACGCGTGGGCGGGCACGCTGACCGACAAGTTCGGACTGTCCAAGCGGGCGGCCCTCGAGGCGTCCGGCACCTACGGCAACATGCTCAAGCCGATGGGCCTGATCCCCGGCCAGGTAAAGCAGATCTCCACCGATTTCGTCGGACTCGCCGGTGACCTGGCCTCGTTCAACAACGCAGACCCGACAGTGACCCTGGACGCGCTGCGCGCCGGGCTGACCGGAGAGACCGAGCCGCTCCGCCGGTTCGGTGTGTTCCTCAACGAGGCGCGTATCCAGGCGGAAGCTATGCGCATGGGGCTTGTCAAGACGAAAGTCGATACAGAAGCCGTAGGCGCTGCACAGGATCGCGCCGGTATGGCCACCGCCAAGTACAACCAGGCGCTTAAGGAGCACGGCGCGAACTCGATGCAGGCGGCGCAGGCTAAGCTCGCGGTGCAGTCAGCAGAGAAGAGCCTCGAAAAGGCGATGGGCGGCACCAAGGTCCAGCTGGACGCATCAACCAAGGCGCTGGCGATCCACAGCATCGTAATGCGCGACACGAAGGATGCCCAGGGTGACTTCGCCCGCACGGCCTCGTCTCTGCCGAACACTATGCGCACGCTCAAGGCTGATGTGGAGAACCTGGCCGCCGGGTTCGGTGAGATGCTCCTACCGAGCGCGGTCAAGGCAGCGGGGGGTCTCAAGTCGGTACTCGGCTTCATGCAAGAGCATCAGGGCGTAGTCAAGCTGGTGGTCGGTGCGGTGGGCGGTCTCACGGCTGCTTACCTGATATACACCGCCACCGCCAAGGTGTCAGCGGCGGTCACCACAGTGATCACCGCGGCTCAGCTCGCCTACAGGGTTGCCACCGGCGCAGCTACCGCACAACAGCTAGCTCTCAACGCAGCTATGCGCGCCAACGTCATCGGCATTGTGGTAACCGCCATTGCCGCACTTGCGGTCGGTGTAATCTACGCGTACAAGCATTTCGAGACTTTCCGTAATGTAGTAGACGCTGTGTTCGGTTTCGTAAGGAAGATTGTCGGCTCGACGGTCGGGTTTCTCAAGGATCACTGGCAGGATGCGCTGGTGTTTGTGCTGACCGGCCCCTTCGGTCTCGCGGTTAAGAAGATTGCCGACCACTTCGGCGGAATCAAGGTGTTGGCTCTCAAGACCGTGGCGGCGGTGGTCGAGCCGTTCTCCCATCTGCCTGGGAAGCTGGGCGGTTGGGCGCGTGATGCCAAGGACGCGATGGAGGAGCAGCTCGCCAAGCTCGACGCGGCCAAGGCTCAGGACGACCCGCTCCTCCGGGCAGTCCAGATTGCGCGGCAGCGTGGCGCTCAGGCCGGTTCCGCCTACGCTTCCGGGTTCCATCAGGCCGAGTCGGTCGGCATGGTCAACAACATGAGCGAGCACGCGGCGATTCGCGCTCAGATGGCGGCACAGGACAACGCTGCTGCGGCCAAGGGCGCTGTAGACACGGCCAAGACCACCGCGGAGACGACCAAGAAGGCCACGCAGCAGTACGTTATCCCGGCATTCACCGACACTGGCGTTAGCGCAGCCAAGGCCGTAGCCGACGGGATCAAGAAGAAGGAGGCGGAAGCAGCCAACGCTGCGGCCGATCTTGCACGCAAGGCAGCTGATAGAGCCGCCGCGGTGCTCGACGCGCAGAAGGCGCGGCTGGGCAAGAAGTTCGACTTCTTCTCCTCGTTCGTCACTCGAGCTTTCGGCGCGGTGCAGGCCGCCGACCTCGGGCCTGCCACCCGGGACCTTAAGGCGTTCACCGACGCTATCGATGCGCGGTCGATCCAGGAGCGCGTGGACGACTCCAAGAAGGCGTACGACGAAGCTGGCAAGGCATACACAGACCTTAAGCGCAACGAGGGCGAGACAGATGCCGAGTTCAAGGGCAGGCAGGACAAGGCGCTCGCCGACCGGCTAAGTGCAGAACGCGCCTACCGTGACGCGCAGGAGTCTATGACGCTGGCTTCCAAGCAGCGCGAGGCGGAGGCCGAGCAGAAGGACCAGGAAAACCGCCAGTACATGGAACAGCTGCACTTCCAGACGCGGCTGA